CGAATGCCTCGTCCGATTGTGCGCGTTGTGCGACATCTGGTTGCTGGACATACGCTTGCACAAGCTGCATTGCGATCTGTGCGCCATTGGGCTGGGCAGGAACCTCGATGCCTGCGAAGATTTTGGCGAGGTCGTCCGTGACATTCTTCATGACCTTCTGCTGCGCTTCCTCTGCTGGTTGCAGGACATAGTCGGCAAAGATCGGGTTGATGCTAGATGCCGTGAACTCAAGCAACTTGTTTACATCCATGATGCCGTTGCGGTCGAGTTTGACGAGCGACACCATGTTTTTCAACTGCGTCTCGGCAGTCTCTGGGTCATTGCTCTGCGAGTCGAAGTTCACCACGATGGAGAAGTTCTCGTCAGCAGAACCCTTGGTCATTACCTGTGGATTTGGATTGCCAGTTACCTGAAAGAATACCTCGTCCGGCCCCATGCGTTGGTACAGCTTCCAAGCAAGGTTCAGCACATCACGCACATGATCCAAGAACTTGGACACGAAATACTGCTGCCTCATGGACGCGAGCGGGTTGTTAAGGTCGAGACCAACGCTGCGGTCTGCCTGTCCGATCATCGACACCTCGACCTCCACGGAGCTATTGTCGGGCGGAGGTGTCGGCCCCCACTGGATCTCACCCAAGCGACGATATGGGATGCGCCTGCCCGGCCCCCAGTCAGAGGGAGGCTTGCCAGCAGGGTGCATGAGTGGCGGCAGAGTAGCCAGAGAGGCACGATCAACACGCGAATCACGCTCGGTTTTGATCTGTAGCTGTGCGCCACGGAGGATGTCCCCGAAGGTCTGCACCTCGTACATTCGCTTCTGGTTATTAGACAAACGAGTTACCACAAACGGATAGTCGTCGTAGCCATTCAAAAGCTCATGCTTGGCATATCCTTCAGCGGAGGGATGGAAAACGGTGCAATAGATACCCTCGGAGCCGTCCTCTTCGTCGATCAGGCGTTGGTAGCCGTAGACCACCATGACAAGGTCATTGTCGTCAGTGATGGGCAACCTAGTTACATTCTTTTGTTTCTCCCCGTCAAGGTACATGGAATCCTTACCACGCAGACGGTCGATAGCGTTTTCGACCCAGTCCTCGTCCCAGCCCTCGTTGGTGACCTTTTTCTCCAACTCTTGGGCAGTCAGGAAGGTTCTCCAGAAAATATAGGGGCTACGCTGCGGGTCGGAGACATAGGGTGGCAGGATGACCTCACCGTCCGGGGCGCAGGAATGGACGACAGGGCGATCCACGGTTACCCTAGGAATGGGTATTTGCGCCTCTCCCTTCGTTCTGAGGTCTTTGAGGGCTTTTCTGGCTCTCTTCCCCGAAAGTGCAGGGAAAGCCTGAGAAATCAATCCTAGGGCCATTTCTGTGGCATTCTCGTCCATGAGCAGATCCACCATCTCTGGCGCGGCCTGCGCGATCTCGTCCAGAGTCATGGTCTGGAGGTAGGTGCGGGACTCCCGCTGCCAACCAACATAGGAGATCATCAACCCTTTTTCGAGCAGGTAATTAGCCCCAAGTTCCATGTGTTCCCGGAAGTTCGGGATGTACGAGGAACGCATCCACTTCAGGAAGCCAGACACCATCGCCGCCCGTGGCATGGATGCCATTGAAGTCGGGAACGCCTTAATGTGGGAGCGTTGGAGGGCTTGGTCAAACAAAGCTACATAGGTATCGATCCGCTCTCCAATAACGTTGACCTCTTGGTCGGATGCTCCCTCCCACGGGAATGCGTTAGCACCGTGCTTGCGGAGGTCGTCAGATTTACCCGGCCAAATGTTGCGCCGCTCATCGTAGGAGCGCAGGCAGGTCTGGAAGTACTCGTCGAGGTCTATGAGTGCGGTTTCGTAGGCATAGGTAAGCGCACCCACATCTGGCTCCTTGTCCAGATAAATCAACGATTCGCCTTCTAGGGCTTCTGAGTCAGTTTCCATGGTATAATTCGTAGGTGTCGGAGTCTAATTTCCTGTTGATTTTAATAGTCTTGTGAAGCAGTCGCTGGGACATGCGGTTTGGAACCTCGATGGCGATGCGATTCCCATCCAACCCTGCATATACATACCTTGGGTTAATTGCTAGTCCAATAACCGTGACCTCCAGTGGCTCGGCTGCTGGTTCTGGGGCGGGAATGACCGCTTCCGCTTGTGGTTCTACCTTTGGCGCAACCTTCTTCGCTGCCTTCTTTGCTGCTTTCTTCTTTGTTTTCATGGTTAGTATCCTCCAGTGCCTTGTCTAGTTACAGCTATATGTGACCCGTCCACATGGTCAATGCCAGAGATTGCGGCGTAGCGCAGGACATCTATGGGGTCTTTCCATGCTTCCTTCAGACCCCCATCACCCGTGTACTCGGACAGGGCTTGGATGATGTTCTCACACTCCTCGCTGACATAGAAATGCGGTCGGTTGACCGAATCTGACGGTATAGTTACATTCCAAGACATTTTCCCGATCAAAGCCTGCAACCCATCGTCGATTTCCAAGCCGGGGGCGGGTATGCACACGATGCCCTCGTCGTTCAAATCCTCGATAATGCTACTAGCCCCATCTGCTGACTGGTACTTTGCCGCCCCAAGTCGGGGGTCAATGAGACGCTCCATGATCTCCTCGTCACCCTCTAGGTCTTTTATGAGTTCCACATAGTCGCGGATGCCGTATCCCTGCCCCTTGGCTCCCTCTCCTGCAACCCACTTGCCTCCTCGCCACTCGGCCCAATCGCCCACATCCACGCCCGGCCACTCCCGGTAGACCCAGAATGTCCCAGTCGCGTCCACGGCAATCCAAGCCATAAACCAATTCTTCGCACCCGCTGGGTCGACAATATGGTAGCGCGTCACATTTTTCGTCGGAATAGCGTGAGGCTCAACCACATTGACCTCCTTGTTGAACTTGGGAAATTTGGTGGCGTGGGACTTAACCGGAACCCCGTACGCGCGAATTAGGATCTCCTCCCTAGGCCTACCAACCAAAGTCTCCTTAATCCGCTCGTAGCCACCGAAAGGGTTGTCCTGTGAATGGAAGTAATGGACGCTGGCATTGCGCTTCTTGCTCCGCTGGACATAGGGGACAAGCTCACCATTTAGCAGTTCAGCCTCGCGGCTTTCTACGCTGGTTGCTCCGTCCAAGTATTCCTTGATTACCTCCGTGTACCCGTCAATCGGGGTGAAGGTCAGCAACAGTTTTGCGTTGCGGGTTGCCAGTCGGAACCGCAGGGTGTTGATCAACTCAGGCCCAAGCAAATACTCATCCAACCAAACGCCCACATTATGCCAATTAGGAGACCTAGAACCCAACTCCGCTCCCTCCAAGATGGTCGGGTTGTTCTGGTACTGGGAGTAGGTCTTAAATATGATCTGAGAGCCGTTGGGTAGGATGAGCGATGAGTCGGTAAAGCCATTCTTCTTCGTGTAACTGATGTATGTCCCGGAGGATGTCTGCTTCGTGCGTAGCTCCGCTGGAAGCCAATCCCACACGGCACTCTGCTGCTGGCGAATGCTGACCTCGGAAGTCTGTGCGAAGCACATGATCTCGGCGTTGGGGTTTTCAATTGCGGCACGAACCACGGAGAACGCACCCCATTGGGTTTTGCCCGAATTGTGTTGGGGAACACCTGCTACAATGTAGTTATTGTAAACTGGAACATGAAAATCCCAGACATAATCTTCTCGGAGGTAATTGATCTTGACAACTCGGCGGGAATAGTTAGGGTGTCTGTATGCCAACGCACAACTCAATACCTTACCCAATAGATCAAATACGCCAGTGGATTGCTGATGGATGGACTCAAGCGAATATCGCGGAAAGGCTGGTAAAGGAGCTAGATCCACGAGTGACCGCGAAGTTGATCTACAAGGTTTGCAAAAAACACGGGATACAATGTCAGCGGACAGGGCCACGAAGCGGCGAAGGACATCCCGAATGGAAAGGTGGCAGGATTGTGAACAAGGACGGGTACATTGAGCTTTATTGCCCAAACCACCCGAACGCTCGCAAGCACACTCGCTATATCCTTGAGCATCGTCTAGTGATGGAGAAGCATCTTGGTCGGCATTTAACCCGCTCGGAAGTTGTTCACCACAAGAACGGAGTGAAAGACGATAATCGCATTGAGAATCTTGAGTTGTTTGAGAACAATGCCCGTCATCTTGAGGTAACACTGAAGGGTTGTGTTCCGAATTGGACTGAAGAGGGCAAGCGCAGAATGGGCTTGAAAGCTCGTCGTTCAGCTTGATGTCTCCAACTGGCATCCACCCAAGTTTGTGCAATACAAGGTGCGATTTTGAGCATCGGAATGATTCTCCGTTGTCTAGAGTCACCTCGTAAATCTCTTGTTTGTTTTTTCTGAATGATGGTTGCGCCTTGGCAATTACAACCTTCTCGCCATCCCATGCTTGGACATGGAAATCAGACTCCAGTTCATCAACTCGCTTGCTTTGTTTGAGTACAGGGTCGTAAATCTCCTGCTCTGGAGCAAGGCAACGGTTGCCGCCTAGTGCCACAATCTCATTGACCTCCTGTAACTGATCCTCGGCCTTCGCCCAGTGGGGGAGTCGGAAGCCAAAGCGGTACGGGTCGCGTTCTGCGTTGTCTACGGCTTCGTGATAGACCCTGTGAAGCTCGATAAGCTCCTCTGGCTCCATGAGGGAAATCTCCTCATCGGTCGGCGGGGAGAGGATCTGGTGGGTGCGCCACTTCATGTTGTCTTGTATGCGTCCGTTTCCATTAGAATGTCGATTATCCGATAGACGCTTCCGCATTTATCACATCCAAACGAATCATCCTCTGGAGGAAGTGATCCTCGGTTGCCATCCACAAAGTGAAGCTTGCTGTATGTCTTGCAATACCCACACTTTCCAATGTGAGGCGTTACAAATTTCTCCAGCACCACATTCCAAACCTTAGCGTTGAACTTCTCGGCCAAGTACGAGGCGTAGGATAGCGTGTGGCACTTGTGCTGCGTGCCGTCATGCTCGACCATGTAGTGGCGAACGAGGTTGCCACCGTCCTTGAGGTGGTCTGCGTGTCTTGATTCTGGTTCTGGGATCATGCGACAATTTCAGCCTCGACTGCCTTCGCCTTCACCTTGCTGGCAATGCGAGATTTAGCCTCTGCGATCATCGTGGGCGTTTTAACGGACAAGTCCATGCAACTCTCTGGCATGGCTACCGCGGTCGTGGAACACAGGCAGGGGGCGAGTATCGAC